TTAACTAAATACATAATAACAAAATGAAAACATCTATTGATCAATATCAATTTGCAAGTTGGTTTGAACAACACAGACCTAACAACTTTAGCTATAAAGGAAGACAAGCTTTATTTGAAATGCTTGAATCTTATGAAAACGACACAGGCGAAGAAATAGAATTTGACCCTATTGCCTTATGTTGTGAATATACAGAATACGAAGATATGGAAGAATTTTGGCAAGATTATGACAAAGAAGACTATCCTGATGAAGAATCAATAATGGATGCAACATTTTATTGGGCATTTGGAAATTGTTCTTTTATAATACAACAATTTTAATTAAAATAAATTTTGTATTTTTAACCAAATTATTAACTAAACTAAATAGATATGAGAACAGAACAGATTAAGGAAAAGTATGAATTTTACAACCTAACAAAAGATGATGTATTTAAGCATCAGCATTATATCATAATCACAAGAAGTGGTATTGATAAGATTCAAGCCATAGAAGGAATAACTATTGATTATGAAGTTATTAATTGCGAAAAAGATTTTTGCGTTGTAAAAGCTAATGCAAGAAAAGAAGGTGCTTACATTCAGACTTTTGGTTCAGCCTTAAAAGGTGGATTCAAAGATGGTAACTGCAACACTTGGTACGTAATGGAGATGGCAGAGAAACGAGCTATGAGCAGAGCAGTACTAAAACTAACAGGATTCTATGAACTAGGAGTTTTTGGTGAAGATGAATCAGAAGATTTTAAAAAGAAATAATATGGAGGTGGTTAATATCTTAATAATTATTAACTCAGCGGTTATACTTTGTAAAGATAAAATCCACCTCTTTTTTTACTAACTAAATTAAAAATTATGGAAAATTATATGCCAAAAAACAGCATAAACACACCCTTGAAAAAAAACGAAAAAATAGAAAGGTTGAAAAAAGAAAATGAAAGAGTAAGGCAAAATAATGTAGATTTAAAATTACAAATTATTGAAGCTAGACAAAAAATAAATAAAATTAATAAGATAATAAATAAATAAAAAACAATGAAAATTACAGGAAAATTAGTTAAAAAATTAGACAGAGAAACAGGAACGGCTAAGTCAGGAAAGGCTTGGGAGAAACAATCTATATTGGTTGAGCAGTCAGGAACAGAATACAATAAAGAAGTTGTGGTCAGTTTCTTTGGCGATAAGGTTAAAAACCTTAGAGATATTCAAGAAGGCTCAGAGGTTAGCGTTTCAATCAACTTATCTTCAAGAGAATACAATGGAAAATACTACCATAATATTGATGGTTGGTTTATAGCTAATATTGGTGAAGAAACAGTAGGTGACAGGTTTGTTACTGCTGATGATGATATGCCATTCTAATGATAGCTAAAGACAACTTTAAAACCTTATGTGACCTTACAACATCATTGATGGGGTTGCGTAAAGGCTCTTTAGCTTTTAAAAGCAGAAAGAGTGAATTGCAAATACCAAGAGCTGTAGCATCGGTGGTTGCTAGAATGGTAGATGATACACACCCAACTATAATTGCTAAAGAAATTAAAAGAGATAGAGTTTCAGTTTGGCATTATGAAAAGATGCACCAATCTAACTATTCAACTCGGGAGAGGTACCGAGATTGTTTCAATAAAATTTATAATGCTTACACAAATATACAAGGAGCAAAAAGAACTTTTAGCGATACTTTTCATTTAAGACACCATTTAAGAGAGCAGGGTGTCAAGCATAGTGCAAATCCTCAAACTACAATTAAGATTACATCAGGTGATGTGGGTGTTGATATAAAAGTTTCTTACAAAGATTTTTACAATCAATTAGAATTATGTAAGTTAGCCCTCAGAGATTGTAACTATAATTTAGATATACTATGACCAAGCCAAACTATTATGCAGTTATTCCTGCTGAAGTAAGATACAGCAAAAACTTAACACCAAATGCTAAATTACTTTATGCAGAAATAACAGCATTATCCCGAAAAGATGGTATTTGTTGGGCTAGTAATAAATACTTTTCAAATTTATATAATGTGTCTACTGTAACAATCAGTAGGTGGATAAGCAGTTTAGTTGAAAATAACTTTATTAATAGAGAAATAATTTACAAAAACGGCACTAAAGAAATTGATAAGAGGTATTTACAATTATGTAATGGAGGTATTAATAACAATGTTAGTACCCCTATTAACAAAAATGTTAAAGATAACAATACAAGTATTAATAATACAAGTATTAATATATCTAATAGGAGAAAAGATTTTGTTTTAAATGTTATGTCTTTTGATTATGATAAAAATATTTTAAATAGTTTTGTAGATTATTGGACAGAACCAAATAAATCTAAAACAAAAATGAAGTTTGAATTACAACAAACTTGGAGTACAAATCTTAGATTAAAGACTTGGGCAAAAAATCAAAAGAAATGGGATAGACCTAAAGCACAAACAATGAGTAAAATACATCAACATTTACAAAAGAATATAAATGTTAAAGAAAAACTAAAAAAACAATTCGAATAATGAGATTAATTAAAACAATGTCAAAAGAAGATTTGATATTATCTTCTGTTGATTTAGTAAGTAAGACTTATATAGAGTTAGGGCAAAATAATGTAGAAGAAGAAACTATTGAAATAATGGCTACAAGTTTAGCTGCTGACTTAGCAAGAATGTATAAAAATTTTTATTTTGAAGATGCAGAAAAAGCATTCAATTTAGGAGTAAGAAGTCCTTTAACAAATGACTTTATACATTTAAATGTTCCAACTTATATGAAATGGCTTAGAAAACATCAAGAATTAATATGGGATGCTAGGTCAAGAGTAGATAAAGGTGAAAACCCTAAGCAAGTACCACATTATAGACCAGAACCGAAACTATTAAATAATTAAAGCAAATAAAAATGAAAAAAGAAGAAAGTAAAATCCCAAAAGAAATCCAAACAATGTTATATGCTCAAAGATGGTGTCACGAAAATAATATTGAACACTACACTAGAGAATTAGTTAGATTATTTGTAGTTATAAGAAATAACAATAAAATATATGAATTAGAATTATCACAAACAGAAATAGAATTAAGAGCTAAAGAATACAAAAATACTTATGAAAACTAAAAAACTTTACAACCCTGATAAGTGTAGCTCCTTTAAAATGAAATTTGGATTTGAGCAATTAACTAATTATTTACCTAACAATAGAAGAAAAAAACCAAGAAATTATGAAAACGAAAGAAAAAGTGAAATTTTGGCTAAAGATGTATCCTGATTTAAGGGATGATGACAACAGACTTTGTTCAAATATTTGGGCAGAAGAACTTGGTCATATCGAAGGTATGACTCAAGAAACACCGATTGTAGAGTTTTTAAAATTATATGCAAGTAATAAATTTACATCAGCACCTAGCATAAAAAGAGCAAGAGCAAAGCTACAAGAAGAATGTCCTGAATACAGAGGTAAAAAATACCACCTAAGAAAAGGAACTTTTCAGGATAAGTGGCGTAAAGACTTAGGCTATGAAGTCAATAAGTAAACTAAAAAAAGAACTAGACAAATGGTTTAGCCTTTTTATCAGATTAAGAGATGCAACTCAAGAAGGGCTTGTACAATGCTTCACTTGTGGGGCTGTAAAGTATTACAAAAAAGGAATTCAGTGTGGTCATTTTCAATCAAGAACTTTCCTAGCTACAAGATTTGACGAAGAAAATTGCCAACCACAATGTGTCGGATGTAATATGTTCAAGCAGGGAGAACAATATAAATTCTCATTATATTTAGATGCAAAGTATGGTGAAGGTAAAGCACAAGAGCTACAATATTTAGCAAAGTCAATAGTCAAGTTTACTAGAGTTGATTATGAAGAAAAGATAGTTTATTACAAAGCTGCTGTTAATAAGTTAAAAAAAGATAAAGGAATTGAGTAAACTTTTATCATATGTTTGCGTATGCGGAAAACGATTTATGCAAACCAAGAACACAAACAAGCAATAGAAACTTATTTGTTAATGTGTGAAGAGTTTGTAAAAGAAACAAGCACAAAGACAAAATACCAAAATTATTTAGAAGTTATTGATGTAATATTAGAGTATCATAATTCATATGGATCAGGAACAAAAGAACATAATTTTTTTGATTGGCTAATGATAATACCAATTAACGTATCAGTTGCAACTAATGGTTATTTTGCAGCCTTAGAAACCAAAAGAAACAGAGCAGTTCTTAGAGCATATAAAGTTGTACTTGACCAATTACTGCAACAAACAGTTGACAAGATAGATTCAATAGAACCTGAAGATGACTGAGATATATGAAGAAATAGCAAAGCTCTCAGATAAGTTTACTGAAATGGCTTATGGTATAACAACAGATAAAAATAAAATTGACAACGCTGTTCAGGAACTTATGTTGTATTTCCTTCAAATGAACCCTGATACGTTAAAGAAAATTTACGACAAAGATGGAATACAAGGTATTAGCAAGTATGGAGCAGTAGCATTAAGGCGTTCTTTAACAAGCCCAAGAAGTAATTTTTTTTATAAGTATGAAAAATATTATACACACATTGATGGTGGTTGCTATTCTAATAGCAAAACTTTTGGCAGTTATAATATGGATTTTGATATTCCAAATAATAAAAACATTTACAACCTTCCTACCGAAAAGATAGACAACACTCAATTATTAAAGCTACAAGAAATTGATGTAGCTTTAGAAGATTTTACTTGGTACGATAAAAAGGTATTTGAATTGTATTATTATGAAGGTAATACACTTGATTCACTTGCTAAAAAAACAAGCATAAGCCGTAATAGCTTATTCACTACAATAGATAAGGTTAGAACAATACTTAAAAAGAAACTAAATGAATAAGTTTTTTGTTCCTGATGATATCTATGAAGATAGAATAGCAATCTGCAAAGGTTGTGTTTACTATAAAAAATTACTAGGAAATTGTTCCGTTTGTAAATGTTTTATGAAAATCAAGGCACGTATTGCTCCTATGTCTTGCCCTCAAAAGTATTGGGATAAAACGACTGAAGTTACTGCGCCTGATGATTTGCCAAAAGAATTAATAGATGAGATATTAGATATGTGGAAGGACTTAAAAACAGGTAGGGCAAAAAATGTAGCAGCTAAAAAGCGAATGATAGAAACATACAATACAATTTACAACACTAACTATTCTCCTGGAACTAATTGTGGTTCTTGCATATCAACCTGCTTTGATGGAATAAAAAAACTATATAAAAAATATAATGAATAAAAAATGAAGATAGCCCTACTGATATTATCAGTTTTTGTAATAAGCACAATTCTCCTTTTCTTTATTGACCATAAATTAAACGGAAATAAAAACAAGAAATTACATAACAACTTAAAAAAAATGAATGATGCCGATACCAATAGACTATAAAACAAAAAAAGAACCAAGTTACTACTCAGGAAAAAAGTATAACTACTCTGCTAGAAAAGTAGTGGAAGACTTTGAGTTATCTTACAATGTCGGAACGGCTGTAAGCTACCTACTTCGTGCAGGTAAAAAGGAAGGCAACCCAGCCGAACAAGACATACAGAAAGCTATAAATCACTTACACTTTGAACTAGACAAGCTGTATGGTGAAAGTAAAGTTAAAACAGGAGGCTTATCAAAATGACTTTATACTCTTGTAAATGCGGTAAAGAAGAAAAAGAAGTTGCAACAGCTAAGATTATCTTTGATGATGGAAAATGGGTTACTGATGTAAAATGTGGTTGTGGCAAGTATATGGATAGCGAACCAGAAGAAGGAATGCCTAGCCTAAAACGTACAGAACCATCACTAAGTAAAAGGCGTGATATGTTATGGGATGGAGCAAAAGAAAAGCTGATAGGTGAAAGAGGTATCAATGAAGACTTTAAATAAATGAGACAAAAGTACAAACGCTACTCCAAAGAACTTGTAGACCAAATAGTAGATTATTACTTTGATAAGAATACTGATAAAAATCTACGAACTATAGCAGATGTATTTGAAATAAATCATACAAGCGCAGGTAAGATAATAAGCAAAGCATTAAAAGAAAGGCGTGAAAATAGTTTATCACGAAGGGTTGCAAGATATTAAAAAACAAATAATTAATTATTCTATTATATAATATGAAACAACAAGTTAAGATAAGTAAAGTAAAGGGAAACCCTAGCAACCCTAGAATCATTAAGAATGATAAATTTAAGAAGCTAGTAAAGTCAATACAAGAATTTCCTGAAATGTTAAAGCTAAGACCTATTGTGGTTGATGAAGATATGATGGTGCTTGGTGGCAATATGCGACTTAAAGCAAGTAAAGATGCAGGACTTAAAGAAGTATGGATAGATATAGCTGAAGGACTAACTGAAGAACAAAAGAAAGAATTTATAGTAAAAGACAATGTAAACTTTGGGGAGTGGGATTGGGCTATGTTAGGTAATGAATGGGATTCAACTGAAATAAAAGATTGGGGATTAGATGTATGGCAAAATTTAGATGATAATATTAATAAAGTAAACAGGGGGGATGAAAACTCTGAATGGGTAGGAATGCCTGAGTTTGAAGCTGCAGAAAATAGTTTAAAAATTATTGTGCATTTTGAAAATGAAATAGACAGAGAAGTATTTGCAAAAGAACACGGCTTAGAATTTACTAAAAAATTACCAACTGCTTGGGCTACTCACTATCCCTATGAGGGGAGAAAAGATATGAACTCTTTAAAGTATGAATAGTTATCCTGTTTATATAGTTTCTAAAGGAAGATGGGAGAACCCACAAACAGCTAAATTGTTTATTCAAGATGGTGTTGATTTTCAAATATTAGTTGAACCACAAGAATACAATAATTATTGTGAATCTTTAGGAAAAGAATATGTAACAAAATTACCATTTTCAAATTTAGGTGTGGGAAGTTATCCTGCAAGAAATTATGCTTGGGAAGATAGTATAAAGAAAGGCTTTGAAAGGCATTGGGTTTTTGATGATAATATACGAGCATTTAGAAGAACACAAAAAGGCAATAGAATTATTTGTAATGGAAATAAAGCTATAAAAGTTTTAGAAGAATTTACAGATAGATATGAAAACGTAGGCATTACAGGATTTAATTATTCTACATTTGTAACACCATCAACAAAAAAACCATTTTGGCTTAATGTTCACGCTTATAGTGCTATGTTAATGAAAAACAATATGCCGTATAGATGGAGGTTAAAGTATAATGAAGATGTAGATTTATGTTTACAAGTATTAGATAATGGCTTATGTACTTTATTATTCAATGCCTTTTGTGTAGATAAAACTTCAACAACAGCTAAAATGAAGGGAGGAAACCAAGATGAATTATATTTAGGGAACGCCTTTGAAAAGAAAGTTTTAAAAGCAAGGTCATTAGAAGAAATATGGCCACAATATGCAGAGACTAAAATAGTTTGGAATCGGCCACACCACTACGTTAATTGGAGAAAACATTTTAAACACGGATTAGTAAGAAGGGAAGATATTGATTGGGATAAAATACAGACCAAGAAAACTAAATTAAAATTAAAAAAAGTAAAGGAGATAAAAAGCAAAACTTTACAAAGATTCTATAAAGATAATAAATGAAAATATTAGTAACAGGTGGTGCAGGATATGTAGGTAGTAATTTAATAAAGCATCTAAAAAAACATACTAAAGCTACAATAACATCATTAGATAATTATTTTACAGGGCAGGAATTAAATCATATTAAAGGTGTAGAGTACATACAAGATTGTACTTGGAAGATAAACGAATTACCTAAACAAGATATTGTCTATCATTTCGGAGAATATTCAAGAGTTGTACCATCCTTTAAAGATGTGGAATATTTAATGACAAGCAATTTATGGGGAACAAGCAGAGTATTAGAACAATGTAAGAAGTGGGGTGCTAAATTGATTTACTCTGCTTCAAGTTCAAAGTTTGGTGGCAATGAAAACTTAAGTCCTTATTCTTGGGTGAAAGCAAAGATGGTTGAGTTGATTAAAAACTATTCAAAATGGTATGGATTAAAATATGAAATATGTTACTTCTATAATGTCTATGGCAAGAATCATATAACCGAAGGAGATTATGCAACTGTAATAGGTATATTTGAAAAACAATATAAGGAAGGGAAAGCATTAACGGTTGTAGGCGATGGAAAACAAAGCAGACAATTTACATATATAGATGATATTGTAAACGCTTTAGATAAAGTAAGAAAGAAAGATAACAATAAAGAATGGTACTTAAGTTCTGATGTTGAGTATAAAATAATAGATGTAGCTAGAATGTTTACTGACAACATAAAGTTTATTCCTGAAAGGAAAGGTGAAAGATACAAAGCAATTACAATACAAAATGATACTAAAAAAATATTAAATTGGAAAATTAAAAACAATTTAAAAGACTATATAAATGGAACAAAATAGAACACAAATCGCAAAGAAACAGATGTTAAAAGCACTAGAGTCAAGTCTAGGTGTAGTAACTACAGCTTTAAAATCAACAGGCTTATCAAGAACAAACTATTATAAATGGCTAAAGGAAGATCAAGAGTTTGCACAAGCAGTACAAGATGTTGACTTAATAGCTAAGGATTTTGTTAAGTCTAAATTCTATGAATGTATAAAAGACAAAGTACCTTCAGTTGTAATACACGGTGCTAAAAACATTTTAGGAATGAATGAAACTAATAAAATAGATGTAACGTCAGGAGATGAACCGATACATATGCCATTAATAACATTCTACAAAACTGAGACTGAATCATAAATACAACCCTTTATTTGAATCTGACTGTCGTTACTTTATTATAACAGGAGGTAGGGGGTCAGGTAAATCTTTTGCTGTTACGGTATTCTTAACATTACTAACAATGGTAAAAGGGATAAGGGTGTTGTTCACCAGATATACTATGGTGTCTGCTCACTTGTCAATCATACCTGAATTTCTACAAAAGATAGGACTACTAGGCTATAAGGAAGAAATGTTTTATGTAAATAAATCTGAAGTAATAAACACAAAAAGTAAAAGTGATATTTTATTTAGAGGGATTAAGACATCAGCAGGAAATCAGACAGCAAGTTTGAAATCATTACAAGGTATTAGTTGTTGGGTGTTAGATGAGGCTGAAGAATTAATTGACGAAAACACTTTTGATACAATAGACCTTAGTATTAGGGAGAAAAATATTCAAAATAGAGTTATACTTATTTTAAACCCTGCAACTAAAGAACATTGGATTTATGATAGGTTCTTTCAAAGCAAAGGCGTAGAAGGTGGTTTTAATGGCGTTAAAGACAATGTGTGCTATATTCATAGTACATACCTAGACAATATAGAAAACCTCTCTACGAGCTTCCTAGAGCGTATTAAGAGTATAAAGCATAGTAACTTTAAAAAGTACACTCACAAAATTCTTGGTGGGTGGTTAGATAAAGC